GCAAGCACTTTAAAAATAAACCAGATAATATAGTTAAGACTTATTCTACTGCTGGAGGCACTAAGAAAGAATATAAATAAAGAATAATCTCACCAAAAACAAAGTAAAGAGAAAAATTTTTTATCAAGACTATATTTATAGATATAAACAACAAAACAAAAACAAATTTAAAATAACATGGCTGACTTACTAATGAAAATGCCGATACCTTACGAACCAAAACGCGTCAATCGTTTCATCCTAAGGTTTCCGTCGAGTTTAGGTATCAACGAATGGTTTGTAGAAACTGCACAAAGACCACACATTCAAATAGCACCAACTGAGATTCAGTTCTTGAACACATCAACATATGTTGCAGGTAGATTTACTTGGCAAACAATTAACGTCACATTCCGTGACCCAATCGGTCCTTCTGCGGCTCAAGCTCTTATGGAGTGGGTTCGTCTACACGCTGAATCAGTGACAGGTCGTATGGGTTATGCTGCGGGTTACAAAAAAGACATCGACCTTGAAATGTTGGACCCAACAGGAGTTGTTGTTGAGAAATGGATTCTTTATGGAACATTCTTATCAGATGTTAACTTTAACCAGTTAGATTACAAAACGGACGGGTTAGCAACAATCACAGCTACGTTGAGAATGGATAGATGTGTATTAGTTTACTAATATTATTTACAAATTTTACTTACAATTTATATTTAACCGTAGAGCATAAACTTTACGGTTAATTTTTTTATATGGACAATCAAACAATCGACTACGGTCAACAAAATTTTACATTACCACACGATGTGGTACCATTACCTTCTCAAGGTATATTTTACAAAAATAAAAAGAAATCAGTTAAAGTTGGATATCTAACTGCATCAGATGAGAATATCTTGATGGGTGGTGGTTCTGACGTTACACTCAGTTTATTGAGGGCAAAAATTTATGAACCAGATGTTAAAGTTGAAGATTTAATTGAAGGTGATGTTGAAGCTATTTTAATATTTTTAAGAAACACTGCGTTTGGTCCTGACTTAACGATGAACTTAACAGACCCCGCAACAAAAAAACAATTTCAAGCAACAGTTTTGTTAGACCAACTATCTATCATAAATGGTCAACAACCAAATGAAGATGGAACTTTTATCATCAATTTACCAAAATCACAATCAACCGTTAAAATCAAACCTCTTTCTTACGGTGAAATTATGGAAATATCTAGAATGGGTGATTCATATCCTCAAGGTAGAGTTGTTCCAAAAATCACATGGAGATTACAAAAAGAAATTATTGAAATTGATGGTTCAACCGACAAAGCGGCAATTTCTAAATTTGTTGAATCAATGCCAATCGCTGATTCAAAATTCATCAGAAGTTTCATGGATGAAAATGAACCAAGATTGGATATGAGAAAAACTTTAATGGCCCCTTCAGGAGAAAAACTAACAGTTAATGTTGGGTTTGGGGTGGACTTTTTTCGTCCTTTCTTCTGATTATAGGAAAGGTCAGATAGATGAATTTTACTATCTGAACAATTTTATGAAGATTTCATATCGAGATTTTGAACGAATGCCAATATTTGTTCGAAAATATTTACTCAATAAATGGTTGGAAGATAATAAGAAGGACTAAAAAATTAGTCCTTCTTCTATTTATATATAAATAACAAAACGACATGGCAGCAGATGATGAAGCAAAAAAATCGAGGCTAGAAGAACTAGGTGAAACGGTTAAAGGTCTTTTGGACCCTATCGGTCGAGTGGAAGAAGCTATGCTTGGTATGTACGATACCGCACATAAGCTAAACGAGGCGTTCATCGGTGGTAGAGTTCGAATGGACGAGATGATGGACGCGGCTTCAAAAGCAGCTGCTAGAGTCATTGGTTTAGGTGGTAACGTAAATAACCTCGCTGAGGTAATGAAGGATGTTGCCGAAGGTTCAAGAAGGAACGTTATTGCGACAGAAGAACAAGTTGGTAAATTATATGCTGCGTCCAAAATACTTACTGAAGACTCCAAAACTTTAGTTGAAAATTTTGCAAATGCTGGTTATGAGACTTCACAGATTGGTGTCAATTTAGAAAAATCAATTGCATATATTCAAAGTGTTGGAGGAAACACAAAGGCGGTTACAAAAGAAGTTGTTGCAAACATGGAACAAATGAACCGATACCAATTTGAAGGTGGGGTTCAAGGTCTTGCTAAAATGGCGGCTCAAGCGTCAATGTTGAGATTTGACATGTCTCAAACATTTAGTTTTACTAATAGAATGTTAACTCCTGAGAATGCAATTAACATGGCGGCTGCGTTTCAGAGACTTGGAGTTGCTGCGGGTAACTTAACAGACCCATTTGCATTGATGAATCAATCTATCAATGACCCAACAGGTTTACAAAATAGTTTGGCTAGATTAGGACAAGAGTTTACTTACTTTGATGAAGAAACCCAATCTTTCAAAATCAATCCACAAGGTGTTTTAACTTTGAGACAAATGGAAGAAGAAGCGGGATTAGCCGCTGGTTCTTTATCAAAATCTGCATTAGCAGCTGCGGAATTAGATAAAAGAGTTTCAAAAATTAGTCCATCGTTAAATTTCAAAAACGAAGAGGATAAACAGCTTCTTGCTAATATGGCAACTATGGAAGGTGGAGAATATGTTGTCCAAATAAAAGATGACCAAGGTGGAATAGTTGAAACTAAAAAATTAACTGATGTTACTCAAGAAGAATTTGATAAAATGAGAGAACAACAGGCAAAAGCCCCAAAAACTTTAGAGGACATTCAAAGAAGTCAATTAGATGTAACAACAAGAATTGAAGCACTTGTAAAAGGTAGTGTTTCAAGAGCCACATATGGTATTGCCGGTAGTGATATAATCAGAAGTAATATTGGTGGGGCTGAAAGAGTAATTGATGCTGTTGGAAAGGCAATGGATGCAACTATTCCTGAGAGTAGAAAAATAAGTGAAAAAATTAACGACACTGTTGCAAAATTGGCAGAAACGTTTAGAGATAAAGAAACTGGACAAATAAGTTCAAATGATTTTGAAAATAAAGTAAAAGCACTTCAAGAAGAAATTAAACAAGGTGCTATAAGTATGGGAAAAGATGGGGTTGAAGCTATGAAAAATATTTTGGCGGAATCAAATAAAAATATTTCAGGGTCAAGTTTGGTTGAAAAAATCTTCAAAGATATGTCGGGTGGTTTAATGAAAATTACAGGTACAGAACCTATCACAACAACAAAATCAAAAACAACGACAAAAAGTGAACCTGTTACCACAACCACATCGTCAATTTTTGGAAAACTCAAACAAGCAACTGAATCACAACAACTTGAAACAACTAAACAAGTTAACTCCAAAGTTGATTTAGGTGGTACACTTACAATAAAGGTAGAAACACCTGCTGGTATAAGTGAACAATACTTCAAGACTTTCTTCCAAACAGAAGAATTCAAAAAAATGGTTTACAATTATTACAACCAAAAAGCTAAAGAATTAGAAAGACAACGATAAATGTCTTATAAAAAAAACACATTAACCTATTTATTAGTAAAGAGTATAGATGGGTAGTCCATTAGATTATATCAGTACCGAAGGGTTTAGAAAAAAACTTATGACGAGGAATTTAGTCCCATATGCTAAATCCCCAAGTCCTGCTACGCCACCAATAACTTATGAAATAGTACAACAAGACCTCGCAGTTCCTGATAGTCCTGACTTCTTAATAGACACAACTTTTTTTGCCGATAAACAATACACACTCAATAGATGGGGTAGTGACGGTGGATATAAACAAGCACCTGATATAAGTGGTAATTTAAATACAACTTCAAACAAAGGTGAGTACGGACCTGGACAACAAGATGCTCATCTTATAGATGAAGCCGCAACCGCAAGGTTAAAGGGGATTGGTAATATACCAGCATGGCAACCACTTAACGCATATGGTAATGGTGGTTTACAACAATTAGATGCGGGGGAATTTATTGTAGACCCTGACTATGTAACACAAAACAATAAAAAAACATTATATAATAACCAACCATATCCTGCTGGTGTAGTTAGTTCAAGTTATTCACCTGTTTCAATATTATTAAATCCTGACCCTCAAGGAGATAATGGATTATTGAGTCAAGATAGTTTCATCGCTCAGTTAGGTGCAAAACAACTAAAAAAAGATTTTGAAGATAGAATTGGTAGAGAAATTATTAGAAATACCGTAGGTAGGGCTAATATTTTAAACATTAACAGTTCAACAAATTTAGTTAATATATTGGCGGGAAGAGTTCCGTTAATTGAACCTAACTATACAATTACTGTACCTTCTAATCCTGTGTTAGCGGCAACAGATTTTGCCTTAAGGTTAGCAGGAACTATAATACCTGTATCAACAATACCTGGTTCATATTTTGACCCAAATATTAACCCACCCCAACCAACAACAATTCAACAAGCGTTATTGGGTAATCCTTTATCTGCTTTAGGTAGTTTTACAAACAAACTTTTAGGAGCACCGAAAACTGGTTCACAAATATTCTATAACAACACAGGACAAGGTCAAAAATCTATCTTGTTCAAGAATATTAACTTCAACAGGTATAAGCCAAGTTATGATAGAACTCTTCTTGATAGACTAGGTGGTGCAATTGTCGGAACCAACACAAATAATGCAAATTATTATATTGGTTCAACATCGTCAGAACCATCAAGAGTTTTTTCACCATCAGGAGATTTACCTGTAAACGCTTTTGGTAATGAACAACAATCACCAGTTTATGGACCGAGTGAGTTGGCTCAATTATACGAAGGACCAAGTAAAGAAATCAAATTAGGTGCTAACGGACCAACTTATAGTAACGGTGGTGGTATTGAAGGTGGATTTACATGGGTATCACCAAAATATAAAGGTAACGCAGGTAAAAAAGTTGGTGTAGGTGGATTAGTTACAAACCAAGATGAAGACTTTAAACCCTCATCATACAACTCTACTGAGTCAACAAATAGAACCTTCAAGGAAGGTTCCATACTTGATGATACTCAAAGAATTATTCAAAGCCAACCACAAGGTGGTAAACGATTACAACATGTTGGTAATGCGATTGACCAAGTGTCAAAAGTGTTCAACGACGGATATAAAGAAATGACTAAAGGTTCTAGAGTTCTAACCTACGTTGGTGCGATAGGACAAGAGGTTGGTAGTGAATATTGTAGGGTATTTGCTAAAGATATTCCATATCTACAATATAACGACCTACAAAAGACAGATGGTATTGTTACCGAAAATAGAAGATTCTCTTGGTCGGTATTAGATAAAACATACAACCTTAACATTGCACCAAACAAACAAGAAGGTGGACAAGACTCAACAAACTTAATTGGAACGTATAATAATGCTTATGCTAAAAAATACATGTTTTCATTAGAAAACTTGGCTTGGGCAACATCAAATACACCAGGATTTGCGGTGTCTGATTTACCTGTTTGTGAAAGAGGACCTAACGGTGGTAGAGTGATGTGGTTCCCACCATACGGTTTGACATTTAGTGAAACTGTACAAGCAAACTGGCAAAGTAATGATTTTATTGGAAGACCTGAACCTATCTACACTTATAGAAATACAAGTAGAGATGGTACTTTAACTTGGAAAATTGTTGTTGACCACCCATCAGTATTGAACATTATTGTTAATAAAGTTTTAGGTAATGAAACAAACAAAGTTAGAATTGATAGTATTTTAGAATCTTTCTTTGCAGGTTGTAGAAAATACGATTTATATGAATTGGCGAAAAAGTATTACATGATTTCACCAAATGATTTGTTCCAAATACAACAAGCAATTACATCAAAAACCTTATCGAAAGAACAACTACAATTTGCAGTAAACACTGTTGCAGATGTTCCACAAGCAGCATCAACACCAGGAAGTGCAGCTGGAGGACCAAAAAATCCATTTACAAAATATAACCAAGTAGGGTTTTATTTCTCAAATGATTATCCAAAACCAAACACGGCTCCAAATTACAATAGTATGTATTCGCAATACATTGGAGAAAAACCAACATATGCTAGTAAATCTAATGGCGCTCAATTAACCAACTTCTACGACACAGTAGTTACCGCCAATTATGAAATTGCAAATCAATTAGTTGTTGAGATTGATAAACAATTACAAAATAGTTCGGAAGGTATTGTGACAATTACAATCAATTCAAGTTGCTCCGCACCTCAAACAAAATCATATAATATTGAATTATCAAAAAGAAGGATTGCTTCAGCTGCTAAATTTTTTAATGAAAACCCAACATTAAAAAAATGGTTGGACGGGACACCAAAGAGATTGGTTATTAAAGAAGGAACTCCTTCAGGTGAGGTGGCAACCTCTACACCACAAGTTTCAAAAACCACAACCGCACCTTATTCTATAGATAATTTAGCACCAGGAGCACCAATAACTTGTAGTGATAATGACGCAAACGTAGCGGGTGGTGATACACAAGCTGGTTCAAAAGATGTTTATACAACAAGTGCAATGGCTTGTAGGAGAGCGTATTTTACAATTGATGCTAACTTGAGTGTTCCTGCTCAACAACCATCAGCTAAGAGTAGTGCCAATGCGGCGACCAACACAACAACAGTAACACAAAGAACAGTAACAACTCAACAAACTGTTAATACTGTTGAAACAAGTGTAGTCCCAAGAGATAATATTAGTAAAAGAGTTGTAAGGGCTTTATTGTCTGAATGTGATTACTTTGAAACAATCAAAGAAGAAACACCTATGGTTTATGATAATTTAAGAGATAAACTTAAATTTTTCCAACCAGCGTTCCACTCAATAACTCCTGAAGGGCTTAATTCAAGGTTAACCTTCTTACAACAATGTATGAGACCTGGAGATACAATCCCAACAATCAAAACAACTAATGGTAAAAACACATTAGATTATGATAATGCCACAAATACAGCATTTGGTGCACCACCAGTGTTAATATTAAGAATTGGTGATTTTTACAACACAAAAATTATTCCTACATCATTAGGTATCACTTATGAAAACTTAGATATAAATCCTGAGGGTATAGGTGTTCAACCAATGATTGCCAATATAACAATGGGATTCCATTTTGTTGGAGGTAGTGGTTTAAAAGAATCTGTTGATAAACTTCAAAATGCACTAACATTTAATTTCTATGCTAACACAGAAATTTATGATGATAGAGCCGATGCGACGGATTTAAGTTATAAAGTAATTGACGAAGATTTCTTAAAATCTGCTTTGAGTAATGTACCACCACCAACTGTAAATGACGCTGCGCCTAACAACGGTCAAAGTAATGATACGACTATTGGTAAAATTGAAACAACCAACACTACAGAATCAGGACAAACAGGAACTATTAGTTATGGTACATTTATGAATAAATTTGCACAAGAAACTCAAACCTATTTTAAAACAGTTGTAAATAAAAACAGAGAAACCGTTAACCAATACAACAATGCTTTACGTCAACAATGGATGTTGGTTAGAAATTATACTGATGGTAAATTTGATGTGTTGGAAAACACAGAAACAAAAATATTTGGTAAACCATATAATGTTGAAAAAAGAATTGATGAAATTTTTGAAAAACTAATTGGTGACATTAAAGATGGTAATGATGGATTTATCGAATATATGTCAAAAGACACATTCCAATTTTCAAACAGAGCTTTGAGACAAATAAGAGAAAATTATGGAAACTTTGTTAAAAACAAAAAAGGTAGTTACCAAAACGCAGTTACTACTATAACACAAAGTATTGTTAATTTACAACAAAGTTATGTTCAAACAATTGCCAGGGCAAACACAATTACATATCCTTATGTTGCAAATAGAGGTACTGACGGATTCCAACAAAAAAATGGTAAAGTTATAACATATTTGACTTCAGGTACAACTGATGTTAATAGTAGTTCCGTAGGTGCAACAAACACACTTACAGAATTGATTGATGATGTTAAAAAAATCAAAGTTAAAATTGATGAATTTAATTCAATAATTTCCAAAACCACTAAGTTTACGTTTGATAATAAAGAGTACGAAGGTATATTAGTCTTTAACTCACCATATGAAAAAGAAATACCAACAAGCAAAGTCTTTAAACCTTTTAGTACAAATGTTAATTTTGAAATAGATTCGTTTAGAAGAACTTATATGATTCTTTCAGATAATGTTGTTGATAACAATAAGTACCAAACATTTAAAACAGCAATAATTGGTACTATTATTAACAATAAAGGTTTAATTGGTAGTGGTAATGATAATTTTGGTCAAGTATTTGACTCGTATTGGTTAGATAAAGTTAAACCATTATTTGTTGAGGAAAATAACATTACGAAAGGATTCATTGACTATATGGAAAAACAACAGTTACCTACTTTCTTAACATTTACTTTAACAAGTAAGAAAAGATTATTTACGTTTACAACTGATGGGGCAAACGGACCAGGTCAGGTGACTTTAATTAAAAGTTTGGGGGCAACCAAAAACCAAAACACAAATAATAAAACTTGGAATGATGAACTATCATCCAATGTTTATGTATCAAAAGTAAAATTTAACTAATGGCATATCAGTATTGGAATCGATATAGTGACTTTTTAATCAACGGTGAACAAACTATCGTGCCTTTTGTTAATATACCACAAAAGACTACGGATAAAACTTACATATATAAAGTAGGTAGAAGTAGATTGGATGTTGTTTCTCAAGAATTCTATAACTCACCTTTTTTTGGTTGGTTAATTTTACAAGCTAACCCACAGTTTGGAGGGTTAGAAAATTATATATATGATGGTGCGGTATTGATTATTCCTTATCCATTACTACCTTCTTTACAAGACTACAAAGGCGCTTTAGACAATTATTTTTATTATTATGGCAGGTAACATTCAGGGGGACAATAGTGGAAATATTTTGGTTGAGTTTGACTATAACAACATTATTATAGTTGACCCAAACAAAACAATAGATGCTGCTGGTAATATTGCTGAAAGATTGGTTGACCATGAAAAATTGGTTATGTTTGCCAATCTAGAGGCTGAAGTTTTACCAAGAACAAAACTTTCGGTTGGTGCAAGTCCTGAAGACCCTATTAGAACAATATCTGTTGCAAAAATCAATTTCCTGAGACCGACTGAAGGAACTGCGTTAACTGCTGGATATTACGATGAATTGACCGGAAAAGACGCGAGAAACATGTTAGGTCAAAATCAAATAGCCGAAGAAATTATTGACCCAAAAGACGGTACCAAACCTTATGTTAAAACTACAGTAAACAATCCAGGACAAACCGCCACAGACAATGGACTATTAGGTATTACAAGTATAAACGTACGAACTAACACTTCTTTTATTCCAAGTGTAACAATGAGACTTGAAGATGTTCAAGGTAGGGCTTTGTTTCAACTCGGAAACAATTCACCATACTCTGCATTTTTTAACTTACCATATTGTCCATTTTATTTAACTTTAAAAGGTTATTATGGGCAAGCAATCAAGTACCAATTGAATTTAACTAAATTCAATGCAAGATTCAATACATTCAGTGGAAACTATCAAATAGACCTAGAGTTCGTTGGATACAAATTCAATATTTTGAATGAAATATCTATGGCTCATTTACTTGCGACACCACACATGTATAGTACAAGATTTGATATTTCTAAATCTGTTACTTCACCAGAAACCTCAAGCGCTCGACTTCCACAATCGGCAGTAAACGCCGCGTCAAAAAATTCAACAATAAGTCCTGACAATTTGGTTGAACAAATTGTTACTGAAAAAGGATACCAAAAAGTACTTGAACTTTATAGTGAATATAAAGCAAAAGGTTTAATTGCACCTGATTTTCCTGAGATAACATTTGCACAGTTATTAAACAAATTAGAAACTTTCGAACAAGACATTATCAATTCGTATACAAAAGTTAATGTCGAACCTTTAACAAATATTAGAGCTTATAAAAAAACTTTAACAACCTATTATGCGAATGTGGTTTCAGATAGAAACTCGTGGTTTAATACCTATTTGAATACAAAACCAATAGTATTAAACAATAATGGTGGTAAAGTTTATGCTTTTAAAAATGAATATTTAGAAGACATTACAAAACGAAGTGCTGCTAAAAGTTTTTTAAATGAAATTGTAATTAAAACAAACGTTTTATTAGCCGAAAACCCAACATTAGGTGTGGGTTCTAGTTCTGAAATAAAAAATAGTATTACTTATGATACTTTGGTAAAAAGTATTAGTTTGGTTGATATTGATATTATTGAAACTGCAAAACAACAATATAATATTACAACGGTTACTGACGAAGATAAAATAAAAATTACAAAATATCTAACACAAGTTTTAAGTGCGAGTTTGGTTAAAGACCCGTTTGATACAAAAATAAGTTTGGGAGACATTACAATTCCACCGTTATTTATTTTTGAAGGTAAAATTGGGGGTAACGGTCAAATTCCAAGATTTTCAAATTTAATTTCACAGATGGAGGCTCAAGCAAATCAAAAATTGAGTGAGGCTGAATCTGCAATAACTGCGGAATTTGCGTTAAAAATACAAGACTCTGCAACGGGAATTGGATTCAAACCAACAGTTAGAAACGTTTGTGCTGTAATAATGGCATCTACTGAAGCCTTCATTCGTTTATTAGATGAAGTACATACAAATGCTTGGAACGTAAAATATGACCCAGTAAGAAAAAATGCTATTTTAGACAATCAGTCATCTGCAAGAGGTACTGATACTTTAGATTATGTGAGTGTTGACCCCGGTGCATTGGCAAACAACTCACCGTTTGCAAACGCTCAAGTTCCAGTATACCCTTGGCCTCAATACTTTGTTGAGACACCCGAAGATAAAAAAGGTAGATTCCAACTTAAATACATTGCGGACCCAACAGAGGTTGACAAAACAAAAGGGTTCAATTATGAATCATGGCCTGAAGTAGAATTTGTTGAGGAATACATGAAAGGATTAACTGAAAAGTTTAACCCACCAGTCGCTCAACCACCAACGGATAGTGAAAGTACCACAAACATTGTAAATATAAATGCAATTGAATACCCATCTTCAGGTATTGCTTATCAAAATAAAGAAGAAATTAAATTCTTTTATGAGATTTGGGAAAGACAGTTTTTGACTGCTAACTACAATGGTTTCAATAGAGCAAATCAAAACCAATTAAATGAGTTAACCAAATTGATTACAAGTGCCGAAACCACAAACATTATAAGTAGTGTTGGTGTAAGTTCGCCATTTTTAACATTCAAACTTAAGAATTATCCAATAACCGCTGAAAACTATTCTTTAACTTTAGAAAACTTTTCTAACCAAGGTACGGGTAAATCTTATCAAGAATATATAAGGGATTTCTTTGTTACACCATATATTAGAAACTACACTGAAAACTCATACAATATTTTAAGTCTAAATGATATTGGTAAAGAACCCAAAAATCGTGCAAGAATTGAAGCGTTAAAACAATTGGTTGCAAATGCGTCAAACCAACCAAACATAGTGGATACTTATCCATTCACTAATTCAAGTTGGGTATCAAAAAACATGTCAAATAGCAACAGTGGTTCAGCGGAAGAAGTATATAATACTAAAAGAAGTTTAACGGTTTTTGAACCAAGAAACATTATTTCTAACTTTGATAGCATTTACAATTTTACAAAAAATAGACCTGTAACTAATTTCTGTTATTTGAATGTGACTAATCCAGTTGCACAAATTAAAATTACTGGTTTATATGAGTTTTATGTAACAAGAAAAAACCCAAGTAGTTTTATTCCAACAGAGGGTTACGTTAGTTTTCCATCACCTTCAAACCCAACAAGATTGATATCAACAACATCAATGTTGAATACACCATACTTTACTAACGCAATTCAAAATGGTGTTGATAATTGGAGAAAAAAAGATAAGTATCCATATACACAAGCGGCCTATTTGTTTATTAACTCACTACCTTTAGCAACTTTAAGGGAAAAGTATAAAACAAATAATCAAATACCCGTAGATAATAATCAAACTTCTGTAAATCAAATTTTACAAACCGCAAACCAATTGAATATTAACTTCAGTGATGTGGATTATATTGCGTCTTGTTTTAAAAAGTTTGGTGCAATACACAAAATACCATACGCTTGGATATTAAAACTTGGTTCTATTTGGTATAGATATAAAACATATAAGACTAGTGGTGTTGATATTTTGGATACTGCTTGGAAAAACTTTGATTTCAAGAAAAACTTTGACCCTGTAACAAGTTCAGATACAAAAACGTATTCTTTTCTTTTTGAAGGTGAAAAAAGTATTACACTTCAAAGTGTTGGTAATGGTGTTTCAAAAATACAAAATGGTTTCTATCCAAAAGTAATTAACGATTTCAATAGTTTTTATAACGGGTTTGATTTGTATTTTAACTATACAAATGAAGAGATACAATCAAGTGTATTTGGTGGGATGAAAATTTATAATTTCGCCGATTCAAATATCTCATCAATCAATGGTCCCGTCCTTCCACTAACAAACATACAATTGAATACACCTATAGTCCAAACATGGTCTGTAATATTACCTGATGGTGATGGTGTGTTGACAAATGCCGATGCTTGTACTCCAAATAATAATACAACAAGTACAAGTTATTATATTGTTCCTTCTTTTGGAAGTAGTATCAACCAAGTTAAAACTGAATGTTTTATCAACGGTACAGTTCTTGTTTGTAATTTTATTGATAATAATTCAATGTATAATGGAACTGTAAGAATGTTGTGGGACGCACCAAATTACGGTTACTTTGATAATTCAAAAATAGTAAAACCTGAACCTGATGCTTACTTGAATAAAATAACAACAGGTAATACACAACAGTCGGCTTTCAAAATACTAATGGATGGGGATTATTCTAAAATTGAAGAAATCTTTTCGGTTTTTGAAAAAGGTATTTTAGATAAATTTGAACAAGAGTTTTTAAATTTTTGTAAACCACTCGTTGATATTGAATTGGGACCACAAGTTGTTGTACCTATTAACGAAAGTCCTGCAGATGCAAATGCAATGTTTAAGAACTTTCAGTACTTGATGAAAAACTTGATGAAGGTTAATGCAAAACCAACATCAACAACAAACGACAATTACTTTAACGGTCTTGGACAAACCCAATTAAATAACTTCAATGGTGTTATTAAAACTTTCTTAGAATACGATGTAATTTTTAAATACGGAAACCCTGCGTCATACAGAAGAAGAATATTTGATTCATTCATTCTTCAAGAAGGTGGTGTTAATACAATAGTTGAACCAATTGTGTTTGACACATATGTTACAAATACATTACCATCTGCGAGAGGGGGAATAACTTTGACACAATCAAAGGCAAACTTCCCATTAGAATGGAGAGCTTTGGAGACTGAAGTTGGTTTTTCAACAATACCTGAGTTGGTTTATACTAATAGAGGTTCATATATAACAGACTTCTTTATTGATAACAATATTGGTTTTACTGTCGATAACATAACATTGTGTGCGCCTTTAATTAAAATGTATGCAACACAAAAGTTATACGTACCAACAATTACAAATACACAATTTGCGAATAACTTACAATCATATCTAAATGAAAATACCACATTCCAAAACATAGTGTTAAATAATATTTTGGAGGAGGTTAGAAAACATTTACCAAACCAACAACAACTTCCAGAAAAAACAATTTATAGCGTAACTGACGGACAACAAGGTAAGGTTGAAACTTATGAAGTGTTTAAGGCATTAAACGACAAATGGATTGCTGGCGGTGATTACACAAACAAAACTTTGTTTGAAGATATATTATTCTTGGACAGAGCGTCAAGAAATATTGGGGACATTATTATTGTTGATATTTTTGATTTAAAAAATGTAACCAAGAAAAGTTCTCTTAATATGGATATGAGTGTATTCACATTCATGAGCGGACTGTTAATTAAGAACAAATTCAACGTAATGCCATTACCTGCGTATGTTAACTTTTGGGGTGTTCAAAATGTAGATGGAACCACAATTGCTCAAAACAATGAAGGTTCTTTACAATTTGCTGATAATATGTGGGGTACATTCTTAAGTGTTGATTATAGAGAAGCTACACCAAAAATGGTTTGTTTCTATGCGGGACAACCTTCAACACACTTAGATTTACCCAAAGGTAATTCAAGATTCAGGGATGACGGTTTTGAATTGAGAAGAGCATCTGATAATCCACTATTAGAAAATACTGTTGGTAAAACAGATTATGCTTTATCAAACAAAGTGGTTGGATTTAACGTTGATATTGGTATACGAAATCAAAATATTTTTTATTCTTTCGATGTTGGTATGGAATCGGGTAAGGCGACTTCTGAAACTATTCAAACTACAATCAACATGGTTGACCAAACAAGTGGTAGGGATGTTGCAACTCAGAATAACAGTCTTTGGAATTTATACAAACAGAGAAGTTATACCTGTAAAGCGACTTGTTTGGGTAACGCTTTGTTACAACCAACAATGTATTTTAATTTGAGACACGTACCATTATTTTATGGTCCTTACTTTATTACGGAAGTTAACCACACAATAACTGTGGGTAGTTTCCAAACTGAATTCACTGGTGTTAGACAACAAATATATGATTTACCAACAATAGATAACTATCTTCAAAGCATCAACCAAAACGTGTTAACAAAAATTGAAGAAGTTGTTAAAAACAGTAAAGACCCTGTAACGGTGACACCAACAACCAACATTGATAAAGCTGCGTTATTACAACAAACAGGTAACTCAACTGCAGCGGCACAAAACTCTTGTACTAATGCATTGAAAGAACCGTATTTGACATGGGGTAATTGGGTTGAATCGTTAACAACGTCTTTAACACCAACACAGTTTGTTACAGATTTACAAAATGCAACAACTGATGTTGAATTACAAGTTATAATCTACGTCCTTTGTTATGTTAGTAATTTCAAAGATAACAAATTCTATGGTTATAATAACAACTATGCCAATATTACCTTAACCACTGATTATGGTGCAACAGGTACGAAATACTTTATTCAGAAACAATCTTCTTGTGTTAATGTAAATAACTCAAAAGACAGTACAAAGTCTTTACCTATTGCAAACTTTGAGTCGACTAGTAAATTTATGGAGTTCATGGTTGAAAGATTAAAATCAAGAAAAACACAAATTATTAAAGATATTGGAATTACGAAATTTTATGCTTGTTATTGGCCGACTGAAAAAGATAAAGTTTCTCCTGAGTATTTTGATACCAATTACCCTACAGGATATACAAAATTAAAAGAAAACGTAACTTTAGCGTGTAAGTCAGCGTCTAAAACTCAATTACCTGTTGATGCAACTGGTAAAATAACAGTTGCGGAACAAACTGCGATTAAGAAAGTAGAAGATAAAAAGTCCCCAACACCACCAAAACCAAATAATTTAAATACCACAACAACCACAAGTATTCTTTGTCCACCACCAACGATAACATCATTTACACCAACAACAGGTGTTCAGGGTACTATCTTGTCAATTGTCGGAACAAATTTAACAAACACCGTCGAAGTTGTCATTAACAATGTTTCTACTGTAACAGGTATTACTGTTAATAGTGATACAAGTATTACTGTTATTGTTCCATTTAGTAATACACCAATTACTCAGAACAATCCAATTACGGTCAAAACAAAATACGGAAATGTTATTACTAGCTTCACAACAACAACTAACTTTACATATGACCCAGCACAACTTTTACCTGGTGTACCACAATCAAATACTAACACTCAACCACAACAAACAGGGGTTGTACCATTAGTTTCAAATATCCAAGGTACAACATTCCAAGTTAAACTTAATCTAAATGCTGGTAATTGGTACATTTATAGAATTCCTCAATATGTTTGTAGAATATCAAATCGTACTGCGGGGATTTCTCTTGATATACAAAATCTCACACCAGTGACAAGTGATATATACGTGACACCTAATTTGACAACACCGATTGCCGATAGAAACTTTACAATAACACAAACTCAATTCTTAGTTAATGAATTGGAATTATCAAGAATCAATACTATTGGTTCAAAATTAAATTCTGATGTTAGTGTGACTTGGAGTGTAAAGGCGGTTTGGGCAGATAAAGTTAACAATGTACCAAACACAACAGGTGTTCCATATCCTGAAGATGTAATATTACCATTTAAGTGGGAGTTTAAACTTCCAATATTACCTTAAGATTTGAATTAAGTAATAAACCATATATTTATATAAAAAAGAATTTTATGAACTTAAAAGCAACTTTAGACAATTATCTTGGAAAATCTGTTAGATTTTCAGAAGAAGATAACGGAGACGGTACTAAACAAGTATGTGATTTAGATACTGGTGATTGTTATACTGTAAGAGAAAGAGACGGTCTTATCGAAAGAGCTGGTCACCAAACAACTGCCAATAGAAAAGTTAGAGTAGAAACAGCTAAAGGTATAAAACAATTATTAAACGGTTAATACAATGAGTATAGACAAAAAAATATTGAGTGAAATCCAAAGATACAAAAGTATCAATAGATATATAACAGAACAAGCAGCAGAACCAGCACCTGATGATTTAGGGGCTTTGACACCTGAAGCGGGGGCAACACCTCCACCACCACCTGCAGATGCGGGAGCGGTTCCACCACCACCTCCTGGCGGTGAAGCGGCAGCACCTGGCGGAGCACCAACACCAATTGATGTAGAGAACGACCCTGACGTTGAAAAAATTGATGACGAGGGTAAATCTGAAGAAAAGAAAGATAGTGAAACTGGTACTGACGAATTGGATGTTACAGAATTAGTTGATTCACAAAAAAATATTGAAAAGAAACAAGATGATTATTTTGAAAACTTGTTTGGTCAATTAACAAAATTAGAATCAAGATTAGGTGAGATGGATGCAATTATGAACAAACTTAATGCTCTTGAAAACAAAATCGAAAAATACAGAGAAAAAACTCCACAAGAAAAATTAGAATTGAGAAGTTACGACTCATACCCATTCAATCAAAAACTTTCACAATTTTTTGACGATAAGAAAGAAGATATGGAAAAAACAGGAAAAAATGATTATGTTTTAACTCCTGATGACGTGACTGACATCAATGTAAGTGATATCAAGGATTCGTTTCAAGGTAACGGATTTAAAGATGATTTCCAATACAAATAACATTACTTAATATGTAAGGAAGGTCACCCAAAAGGTGACCTTTTTTATTTGACAAACCGAATAATTAGATTATATTTGTAACATAACTTAACAATTAAAACATAAAAAACATGATGAGTTCATTAGACGCCGTATTGGCACAGTACGAAAAAGCACAACAAGGGGGCGGGGCCCAAAGTA